CTCGATAAAATCGGTATTGGCTGGGTCAAATGGGATGCTTGAGTTGTCAGTTGTTCTAATAATAGATGGTGCTTCACCAAATATGGGATGTACAGGATTTAATTTATACATAATCATAGCTCCGCAGATAGTGCTAAAAACGCACTTGTTGAGTTATTAGCAACAAGATTTATTACTCTATTAACAGTACCACCAGAAGCAACACCAATATCTTGATTCATACTGTCAGTTCCAGCGTATGTTGTTCTAATTGCTGAAAGTGGAATTACATTGTTGCCGTCATATACAGCAAGAGTTGAGTAACTAAATGTTGGTGCGGCTCGCATAGTAGTTGGATATTTAATAATCACAGCACCTGTTGTTCCACCGTCAAAAAGACCTGTAGCAAAGCCTGTGTAGTTTGCTAAAGCGTTCATTCTTGCAAAGTAGCGTTGGCAAAGTTGAAATTCAGTACCATAAGGTCTGTAATCAAAGCTAGTAGCAGTAGAGCCTTTTTCTAGTTGAACACCTGTGATGTAGAAAGTAGCTCCGTTTGTACCGACTACGGATGTTGCACCTGATGCCGTAAATCCACCTACTGACCAAGTACCTATATTGCTATTTGTATAACTTGAGCCAGCACCAAGGCTAAAATTTACTTGAATACCAACACCATTTGTTTTTAACCAAGTTCCGCTGGTATCACCAGCAATAATTACGCTAATTGTTGTCCAAGTATTTGCAACAGGAATTGAATAAGTAAAAGGATAAGTTCTATTTTGTGCGGAATTTAATAATCCACCGCCAAAAGTACCTGTCAAGCTAGAATAAACTTGGAATGACAAAGTTACTGTTTTAGCGTTGGCAGTTCCCCACCCTAAATCTGTGGTGTTATAGCCTTCAATAAATTGTGTCAGCATAAACAAATCACCTGATGTAACTGAATACGCAGATGAAGATGTTGCACCTAAATAATTAACAAAGCCTACTGGTGGAGTAACAGAACCAGCATTTTGTTGAACTGTATATTTACTAGCTTGTGTTGCAAAGCCAGCCCATCTATCCATTGTATAAGTATATGCACCATTGGCAGGGGTAACACTAGCACCAGCATTTCTTTGGTCAATTACCATTGCACCATTGATGATTCTATTCTTGAACCCGTTGTATCCTATTGTTGTACCTGTTCCGCCGTTATCCTGTGGAAGTACGCCAACAGTAATAGAAGCAGCATTAACACCTGAAGAAGGCAATTGAGCCGCTGGTAAAGTACCTACTGTAATAGATGCAGCATTAACACCCGAAGATGGTAGACGAGCAACCGCTAAAGTGCCAGATGTAATAGTAGCCGCATTACCTGTAAACGCCGTGCTTTGGTCTGAACCATCTGGAAAATCTAGGCCAAGTGTGCCGTCAATAATCATTGTCATATTAAACCTGCGTAGTTGTTTGTGCGGATTGTTGGGCGGCTAGTATTGCAGCTTCTTCAGCGGTTTTGGCTTCGTCCCACTTAGCTTTGCACGTGTTAGCCCAAGATGGTAATTCAGTAATAGCTTGATTCTGTGGCTTTGTGCCATTGTCCAAATCTTTAAACTCAACCCAGCCTTTGTCGTTTTTCCACTGCAAAGCATGTACATCAGCAGGGGCCGCGGCTAAATCCAAGCCAGAAAAAGAATATCCATCTACATAGACAGCGCCATCAATTGGGATAATTGTTAAGTTCATTTAGACTCCAATATCATTGTTTGTGCTTGTTGTGGTACTTTAGCAGCAGCTAATAAAACACGCTGACCTACTTCGTTGCTTTTAACCATTTCATTTCTAAATGATTCTACAGCAGCGCCTGTTGAACGCTGTTGTTGGCTGTTTTCAATCATTAAAATTGGCATCCAAGCCATAGAACATCCCCACTCATCAATTTCTTGATTGCTTTGTGGATCTTTGCCAGCTATTTTTAAAAACCACGCACACTCTAATTGTCTGCATGGATTAAAACCATCTAAAGGGCAGTTAGCTTTTGATTCTATTTTCATTAGTCTTTAGTCGCTCTAATAACATCAACATATTTAACAGCTAAGTCAATAGCTGTGCCTGTAAATGTTCCTGTTGCTGAACCTGAAATTGAGTGATTATGTGAACTACCACTACCTGTTGACCCTGTATTTGCAACTTGACCACCACCGCCGCCTGCTTCGATTAGTCTTGCTTGGCTGCCGCCATCGGTGAAAGTTGCAGGTAAGCTATGTGTATGACTTGGCATTTGTGCTGTAGTAAGGGTTGTAGCACCTACACTTAAACCACTTGTATTTATTGAAACAGAACCTGATGGAGTCTGTGAAGCAAAAGCAGTAGTAAAGTTAACAGTACCACCACCTACTACAGAGCCAGTCACAACACGCAATGCTGAGTTATCGCCAGTAGTTGTGTTTTTAGTCCATCCAGTAGGTGCAGATGTTTGAGCAAATAACATAACCGTACCTGCAGGAAAACCTGCAGCAGCTGCAGAAGTCCACGATGTGCCATTAGATGTTAGTACGTTACCAGCTGTACCAGGTGATGGGAAAGACGTTGCGCCAGTGCCGCCAGAAGCTGCTGGAAGTGGAACAGCCAATACAACACTCTGGTTAGCCCCAGAAATAGTCATGGCGGTTGTATTAGAACTACCAGTCTTAATAACTAAGTCACCAGTCGTATCACCAATTTGAACGAGAGCTGTGGTAAGGGTTGTTCCGCTTGATATTGTACTCATTAGATAATCACCAATCTTTTGCAGTTGTCAAAATGATGCACCTTCATACCAGAGAAGCCGCCGACCTTATGACAATACGGACATTCTAAGCTTGGCAAGTTTTTATGAGCATCAGACATTTTTTTCCTATGCGTTTCTGACATATTTTTACCAGACCAAAACTTATTAACTGGTCTTAATTTTAACTTAGCTCGCGTTTCTTCTGAAATTGTTTTTCCATAAAGATAGTGGTTTTCACCAGAAAGAGCCATGCTAATTTTTTCTTTTGTTTCTTTGCTGGTTTTTTTGCCAAGCATTGGTGGCTTTTGTTGAGCGCGCGCTTTTTTTAATTTAAGCTTAATTTCTTCTGTAAATACAAGTTCTTTGCAGCCATCACCGCCGCGCGTTAGATTAACTAAGGTACAGCCATTTTCTTTCAAAGATTTTATTAAGGCAATTTCCCTTAAAAAAGCGTCATTTTCTGTCATACCAGTTGAATCTATTGATACAGAATAAGATCCTATTCTTTTTACCTCATTACTCCAGGCTGAACTGCGCATATTTTTTCTATATGGGCGTGTTGGGATACCTTTCCCTACATAGAAAACAGTCCCGTCAGGGCGCAAATGGGTATACACGCAGTAGTCGGTTCTCATTATATGATTACCAAACGCTGGCCTGAAGCAATCGTAACACTCACACCGTTAGCTGTAGCCATTGGGCCAACCGTAAAACCGTTCTGACCCGTAGCAATACTTACGTTAGAAGTTACTGTTGTGTTGTTTACCCAAATGGCCCCGCCCGATGCAATAGCTGGAGGAGCCGCACTAGATGTCCAAGATGTGCCGTTAGATGTTAATAAATTACCCACAGTTCCAGGAGAAGTCAATCCCGTACCACCAGCTGTGGCAGGTAAAGTACCCGCTGCTAATGCTGTAGCTGATGTTGAAAATATAGCGTTATTAGCACCACCAAATGTGTTTAGTGTTGTGCCGCCGTAGTTATATGGTATTGGGTTGCCATTCCAAGTTGCATTAGTAATTGTTGCTGTACCAAAATCTGCGGTAGGTATACTAAAGTTGTATGTTCCAGGTAAGAAAGAGTAAATACCCCAAGTACCCGCATTTGTTGCAATACTTGTCGCACCTAATTGAGCAGCGCCACCAGACGGAACAGTATCAATCGTAGCGCTAGCGTTGTTTGTAATTGTTAAAACGCCAGAAGAATTATTAACAAAAATAAAACTTTGCCCAAGCTGTAACGTTGTAGCATCAGGAAGCTGAATGGTTTGGGTAGTAGAGCCAACTAAAATCTGAGTTCTTGTAGAAGCTACAGTTAAAACCGTTGTACCGCCAGCCGCTGTTACGGCAGTAAACCCAGATATAAAGTTATTAAAATTAATGTTGGCGCTGGAATCACGCAATACTACAGAGTTAGCACCAGAAGATGAAACAACGCCCGTACCGCCGTAAGCTACGCCTATAGTTGAGCCTTGCCATGTACCAGAAGTAACGTTTCCTAAAGCACTAACGTTTCCAGCGGCATCTAAGTTAACTGACTGTTCTGATGGGTAAGTAACAAATACAGATACCGTGCCTGAAAATGTCTCAGCACTTCCAGCATT